AATTCATTATGAATTATTTTATGATGAAAAGACAAGTGGCGAGAACCATGTTTGACGAAAAATTTATTTCGCCATTTACTACAGAGTGGGGAGTTTGGAATGATATTCAAGCACCAGAAACATATTCACATTATGCTGATATAGCAATGGAAACTTTATTACTTGCTGTTCAGCCTAGAATGGAAAAAGAAACAGGCCTTACTTTAATACCAACATATTCTTATGCTCGTATCTATAAAAACGGCGATGTTTTAAAAAGACACAAAGATAGATTTAGTTGTGAGATTTCTACCACAATGAATCTAGGTGGTGATAAATGGCCAATTTATATCGAACCGAATCCTAAAAAAGGTAAAAATACAGATGACGGCTATCAATCAGAATATACAGATGGTGTAAAAGTAGAATTAAAACCTGGCGATATGTTAGTTTATAAAGGTAATATTTGTGAACATTGGAGAGATAAGTTTGATGGCAAAGATTGTGCTCAAGTATTTTTACATTATAACAATGCTAAAACAAAAGGTTCTAAAAAGAATATGTTTGATGGTAGAAAACATATAGGCTTGCCTTCTTGGTATCAAGATAAAGTAGACCACACAAATACGGACTTCTAAATAATAATATGGCTATCGAAGATAAAGTAAACGAAATTCTAGGACTAGAACCTGCTAAATCTCCTATGGAAGAATTAGTCAAGGAAGAGGAGTTTAAAGCTCCTGTCGTTAGAACGGAAGAAAAAGATAATGATGTTGATAACGACCATAAGAATAGTAGAGAACATTATTATAATCTTATAGAAAAAGGTCAAGAAGCCATTGAGGGTATTTTAAATGTTGCAAAAGAGGGTCAACACCCTAGAGCATACGAAGTTGCATTAGCTGGTATTAAGAATGTTGCAGATACGGTTGATAAGTTACAAGACTTAAACAAAAAATTAAAAGACTTGAAAGAGTTACCAAAGTCTGCTAACGCAAATATTAAAAATGCTTTGTTTGTAGGTTCTACAGCAGAATTACAAAGAATGTTAAAAAAAGATGATGAAGTTATTGAAAGCAAAACAATCACACCCGAAAAAACAGATATTCAAGATAAGTGAATTAGGCTGGGTTAAGAACGGCATTATGCTTCAAGACATACTTGACGGCAAAGATATGTTAGATTGTGTTGAAATAGAACATGACACAAATCCAAATTATAATAAAGAGTATTTTGTTTATAAAGGCAGTAGTCGTATTGAGGCGGCTGTGAAAATGGGATATACACATATTGAAGGTATTATTATATGAGAGAACATAAATTAGATAATGATACTTTAATGGGTGCATGGTTTATGCCAAAAAAGTTATGTAATGATATAACTAAAAAAATGGATAAAAGTGCATTAGTGCCAGGTATGATGTATAATACAGGCTCAGGACAAGTAGTTGATAAAAATGCTAAAGAGTCTTTTGAAATGGCCATACATCATTTTGAAAATGATGAGCCTTGGAAAACATATAAAACTAAACTTTACGATATTTTAAAACTTTACATTAAGAAATATCCTGATATACACAATAACGCAGAGTTTGGATTAGGAGAACCTTTTAACACACAAAAATATCCTATAGGTGGTGGTTTTAAAATATGGCACTATGAGAATGATTTTCAGACTTTTAATTATGATAGATGTTTAGTTTTTATGACTTATTTAAATGATGTAGAAGATGGAGGCACTAGTTTTAAATATCAAGGTATAGATATACCTGCTAAAAAAGGTTTAACATTAATATGGCCTGCTTATTGGACACATACTCATAGAGGTATAATTAGTAAAACAAAAGAAAAATATATAGTTACAGGATGGTTAAATTTTATAAATCATAGAAAAAAACAAATAAAAGAAGGAACGGTAAAACCGTGACAGACGCATACTTAGGAAATCCAAATCTTAAAAAGGTAAACACACCTGTTGAGTTCACTAAAGAGAACATCAAAGAATACAAGAAGTGTGAAAAGGACCCTATTTATTTTATGATGAATTATGTTCAAGTGGTTTCACTTGACGAAGGCCTTGTTCCATTTAAAATGTGGGACTTTCAAAAACATATCGTAAGGACAATACATGACAATCGTTTCACAATTTGTAAATTACCTCGTCAATCAGGTAAATCTACCACTACTATATCATATCTGTTACATTATGCCTTATTTAATCCTAACTCTAATATTGCTATTCTAGCAAACAAATCATCTACTGCTAGAGATATATTAGGTAGATTACAACTTGCATATGAAAACTTACCAAAGTGGATGCAACAAGGAGTAATTAATTGGAACAAAGGTAATATAGAATTAGAAAACAAGTCCACTATCGTGGCAGCTGCAACATCTTCAAGTGCAATTCGAGGTGGTTCATTTAATATAATCTTCCTTGATGAGTTTGCTTTCGTACCGGCTAATATTGCCGAAATGTTTTTTAGTTCAGTTTATCCTACTATATCATCTGGTAAAAAAACAAAGATGATAATTGTATCTACACCACATGGTATGAATATGTACTACAAGTTGTGGATAGACGCAATCAATAATCAAAATGATTATGTACCTATCGAAGTACATTGGTCAGAGGTACCTGGCAGAGATGAAAAGTGGAAAGAAACCACTATAAGAAATACCTCACCAGAGCAATTTCAACAAGAGTTTGAATGTGAATTTTTAGGAAGTGTAGATACTTTAATCTCACCAGCAAAAATTAAGGCGACCCCGTACATTCCTGCTTTAGAAAGTAAAAACGGATTACAGATGTTTAAGCGACCCGAAAAAGACCGTCTGTATGTTACAACTGTTGATGTTGCTCGAGGTACAGGTAGAGATTACTCAGCCTTTGCAGTATTAGATTGTACAAAGATACCATATGAAGTAGTTGCAACTTATAAAAACAATGAAGTAAAACCACATATCTTCCCTAGTATAATTGAACAAGTAAGTAAAGGATATAATAGAGCTCATATCCTAACTGAGGTCAATGATATAGGTCAACAAGTGGCAGAAATACTACAAATGGAATTAGAGTATGATAATGTTTTAATGACAACACAAAGAGGTAGAGCTGGACAAATACTAGGTGCTATGTTTAGTGGTAGAGGTACTTCTATGGGTGTTCGAATGACAAAACAAATTAAAGCCCTAGGTACAAGTAGTATTAAAACATTGATAGAAAGTGACAAATTGATTATAAACGACTTTCAACTCATAGAGGAGATGTCAACATTTAGTAGGCGTGGTAACTCCTGGATGGCGGAGGAGGGTTGTAATGATGATTTAATGATGTGTCTAGTCATATTTGGATGGCTAACAAATCAACAGTATTTTAAAGAATTAAGTAATTCAAATATACGAAACCAATTATATGAAGAACAACAAGCCCTAATCGAACAAGATATGGCACCTTTTGGTTTTGTAGATGATGGTACACCAGACGAATTAAAATCCGAAGTAGATGAATATGGTACAGTTTGGCACCCCGTAGTCAGAAAAGGACTGTAAATCCAGTATATTATAAATATCTGTATGACAAAGTTTGAATATGGGCGTATGAATAATACGAAATTTGAATATTTTAATATGCAAAACAAGGTAATTAGCTAATTAAAGGAGAATAAACCTATGGCATTTCAAGTATCACCAGGTGTTCTCGTACAGGAAAGAGATTTAACTAGTATCATTCCTGCTGTTTCAACTTCTATCGGTGCAGTTGCTGGTCAATTCACAAAAGGACCTTTAGATGAAATAGTAAGTATTTCTAGTGAACAAGAATTAGTAGAAACTTTTGGTAAACCTGATGTAAATAATTTCGAATATTTTTTCAGCGCAGCCAATTTCTTACAATATTCTAACACTCTTAGAGTAGTACGAGCAAACCAGACAAATCAAGTTAATGCTAGTACATCTGGAACAGGTGTATTAATCAAAAACACAGATGACTGGACAAATAACTATGCTTCAGGTGGCGCAGCCGGTAACGCAACATTTGTTGCTAGAGAAGCAGGAGCATATGGTAACACATTGCTTGTTGCAACTTGTCCGAACGCAGCCGCTTTTGAATCAACAACAACAGTTTCGCAACAAGTTAATCAAGCTGACTTAGCAGTCGGCGACACAACTGTAACAATGGACTCAAATGCAACAGCTTACTTAAATGTAGGTGATGTAATTTCGTTTTCAACTACAGCTGGCGGAACAGACTTTGATGACGGAGAACAATACAGACTAACAGCTGTCGCTTCAACTCAAATAACACTCGTTCAGCACCCTAGAGGTTCTGGCGGACTAAAAAGAGCTGTTTTAGACAATAGTAGAATAAGAAGAAGATGGAGATTCTATGACGCTGTTGACGGCGCTCCAGGAACATCAACATGGGCTTCAGCTAGAAGCGGTGCGAATGATGAAATTCACATTGTAGTAGTTGACGAAGATGGCTCAGTAACAGGCGTTCCAGGTCAAATCTTAGAAACTTATAATAAAGTGTCTAAAGCTTCAGACGCAAAAACTCCACAAGGAGATGATAACTACTATCCAAATGTGATTTACAATAAATCAAAATATATTTGGTGGACAAAACATCATTCTTCAGGTTCAAACTGGGGTAATGCAGCTTCTGGAACAACATTTACAGCAGTAAATGTACCAACTAGTGAATCACTTTCAGGTGGTTCTGACGGTACTGCCGTTACAACTGGTCAACTAAAAACAGCTTACGATAAGTTTGCTGACGCAGAAACAGTTGATGTTGGTCTTATCATTGCTGGTAAGTGTGACGCAACTCATGTAGAGAACTTAATCACAATCGCAGAAGCGAGAAAAGACTGTGTTGTCTTTGCTTCTCCTGAGAGAAGTGATGTAGTTAATGTAACTAACTCAAACACACAAAAAGATAATGTAATTAACTTCTTTAGTACAATTTCATCATCTTCATATGTTGTATTTGATTCAGGTTACAAATATATGTACGACAGATACAATGACCTTTACAGATTTGTACCACTTAACGGTGACATGGCAGGACTAACAGCTAGAACTGACCTTATTGCAGACAGTTGGTTTTCACCAGCAGGTTTCAATAGAGGTGTTGTAAGAGGCGCTGTTAAACTTGCGTTTAATCCTACAAAAACACAAAGAGATGAGTTATATCCGAAAAGAATTAATCCAGTAGCAACCTTCCCAGGTCAAGGTACTGTATTATTTGGAGATAAAACTGGTCTTGCAAGTCCAAGTGCTTTTGATAGAATAAATGTAAGAAGACTGTTTATCACTTTAGAGAAGGCGATAGCAACTGCTTCTAAATTCCAACTCTTTGAATTCAATGATGAGTTTACAAGAGCTAACTTTAGAAACATTGTAGAACCTTT